TTACATACACAGTAAAAGATTCTTATCTGACCCTGCACTTGGAAAAAAATACAACGCTAAAAATAATGCTCAAGTTGCTGAAAACATTGCTAAATTAAAAAAGAAATTAGAGGCTTTTGGAAATGCAAAAGAAGATGTAAATACTAAAGCATTAAAAATGGCTGAGTTAGATAATGATTTAATAACGCTAGAAAAAAGTGGAGAACAATATAAACAAATGAAAGGAATAGATAGCGCAGGTAATAAAATAGCTGCATACGGAATGAGTATGGGCGATAAAAAGAAAAGAAAGAACAGAGCTACAGAATATGATTATCAGTCTTGGACAACTGCCACTCCCTCTGATACTACTTTTGTAGGTAATAGTTCAGATTATAGTCTTGCTATGAAAAAAGCTAACTTTTTAGCAAGACAATATGCAGATCAATTTGGCTTTACACCAAACTTTTCAGACCCAGTAATGACTCAAGGCCAAGATGGTAAATATAATTATTATATAACTAAAGAAAGATCAGCTGAAGATCCAGCTATGTCAGGAATGGCATACGGTGGTAGATATATGCCATACAATGATGGCGGAGATACACCACCTGAAATACCTACAGATTTTTCTAAATATTTACCAGAGGGAGGTATACCTAAGTCTGTGCAGTATGCAAAATACATACCTGCAATCGCTAATTTATTTGCTCCAAAATCAGACCCTATAGTAGTAGACAGACCAGTTAATAAAATGGAAAGGATGGACTTTAATCCTTTACTAGAAAGATACTTAAAAAGTATTGGGGATAGTGAGGCTAATTTAATGAGAGAAATAGGTCAAAGCGGTGTAACTGGGGGAAGAGGTTTAGCAAGTAAAATTGCTGTAGGTGCAAAATCTGATAGACAAAGAGGTAAGGCATATGAAAACATAAGCCAGCTAGCTCTCAGAGATAAATCTATGATGGATAGGTTAGGATTTGGTTATGATAAATTAGATAGTCAATTAGGGCTTCAAGAATTGAAATTTAATTTAGCTCAAGAGCAAATGGATGCAGCACAAAAAGCTAAAGGGTTGCAACAATTTTCTACTAATTTACAAACTGATTTTTGGGATCCTATTAAATTTTCTGCTACAGGAACTACTAACTTTGATCAAATGGGATTACAAAGACAAGTATACGATTATTTAAGTCAGTTAAATACTCCTTCAGTAAGCGCTATGGGAGGACCTACTAGTTACATAGATTCGTATTACACTAATATTTTAAATGAAAGATAATGGCTAGACGAGGAAGATTTATAGGTACAGTAGGAGACGCATACGTTCCTGTACCATTTAAAGAATTGTTTCAATCTAATCTGCAACGTCAAAGAGCTTTTGATGCGGCGGAAGATGATATTACAGACATAGAAAGCATGCTAGGAACTGCTGGCGGTACAGCGGGAGACCAAGAGTACATTAGAGATTTAGGTACTGCATTTACATCAGAATTCCAACAAGCATTAGAAAACACAGGAGGCAACTTAATAGAAACATCTAGTTTTTTAAGAAATCAACTTGGTAAAATTACACAAGCTGGTTCTATTATAGATTCTAATAGAGAAGCAAAACAAAAATTTTACGAAGAAGTCGACAAGTCAGATTTAGATCCTGCAGTAGCAGACTATTTAAAAATGCAATCTGATTTACAGTTTGATTCCATGGGTGGGTCTAGAGCAAGAGCTAGTTACACAGGAATGCCTTTTGTAGATTTAAATGCAAAAGAAGTGAGAGATCAATTGCTTGCTCTTGGAGCTAAAGTTCCCGAAGAAGTAAACATAGAAGGCGTGTACGATCTATACAATGCAGGAGGAAAAAATATTTATGATATACAAAATAGAATAGATAGTATAGCTAATGGAACAGATCCAGAGTATGCACCAGAAGAAGTACAAGAGTATATAAATAGTTTACCACAGGGGTGGGATGTACCTGACCCAAATATAAACGGTGGGCTACCTATATTTAGTATGGAAAAAACTAAACGTAAAAATAAATTTAAAATTGCAAATGCACTAGGAGCTTTAGCTGTGCAAGATCCTAGAATGATGCAGTACTTTCAGCAAGGAGCAATGGCTAACAATGCTTTGTATCCAGACCAACCTACAGATGCTCAAAAAGGATTTGAAACAATGTTAATGGGTGTGTCTGAGCTACTAGATATACCTGAACAATTAGTTACTAAATCGTTCCCTAAAGTAGGGCCAACAAGTGACGGATCTGATGATGGAGATCCGCCTAAAGCGCCTAGTTCATTTAAAACTAATACACCACCTATAACTCAGTATCCTTTGTTTGATAATCTAACAACAAATTCTTCTGCAGACATGAAGAATGAGATAATGAGTATGAATATAAGCGATGCTGATAAATTCTTTTACAACAGTCTTATAGATGTTGCAAGAAAGGGAACAGATGAAGGTGAAGAAATTAATTTTACAAATCAATTAAGAAATGCTGCAAATGCTCTTGAAGTAGAAGGAAAAGGTAATAATAACTATAATTCTTTATTTGAAGAATACTTTTTAAAAGAAGATGGGTCAGTAAATATGGAAAGAATTGACTTTCCATGGTATGCCAACCCTTATGCATGGATCGATGATGCAATTAAAGGTAAAACTAGCAGCTTTTCTGAATCTAATGATCTTACGTACGATCTGAGAAGGTTACAAAATAGACTAGCAAGTACTAATAATGTTTTACTAGATGCAAGAGAAACAGCGCAAGGATCTTTTAAAGATAACATAGAAAATATGCGTAATAGAATAGATCAGCAGGTAGAACTTATTACTGTAGATGATACAAAAGCAGCTAAAGAAAACACCCTAGCTTTAAATATTCTTACAAGTCCTGATTTAAATGAAGGAGGAGTATTTAGAGAGGAAGCTGGTAAATTTGAAAAGAGAGAAAACATAGGTGCTATTAGTAATGCTTTAATATCAGGTTTCGAAAAGTATCCTGTAAAGATAAACGGAGAAGAATATAGAGGGGTACAAATAAAAGCAAAAGGAACTGGAGTAAATGCTCCGTCCCTTACATACAGAGTTAGAGTTCCTGAAGCTCAATTTCAAAGCTCACTTGTAAATAGTGGTATAATGAAAGACTTTAATCCTGACTATAAAGAATATACAGGTATAGATAAGGATCAAATAAGAAATATAGCACAAGCGCCTGATGGCGCAATAGTTATGCTACCTCAAATGGAAGCTATATTTAATGAACAACTAGATATGTATCTAAATGAGCAAGGCTTAGACCTTCTAAATAGAGAGTTTGAAGCTTATATAGAAAGAGTTCCAGGAGCTGAGCCATATAAGATACGATTCGCAGCACGTATGCAAAGAGGGACTGAAGGTGGTAATACTTCTTCTTTTGAAACACTCGGCGATGGAACTTATGCAACAGAGCAGGCAGCTGGATACGCTATTAATGGTCTTATAGATGCTATAATAGAAGATTATGGACTTCATTTAAAAGAAGAGTACAAAGAACAAAAATAAACACTATATTTGACAAAATAATTACATATGCTACAACCTGATAAGTCGGCAAAAAGAGTAATAGCTGAGAGCTACAACCGACAATTTGAAGAAATGAGTAATGTGGAAAAAGCATTGCTTGAAGCGAAAATAAAATTCTCTGATCAAACAGCACAGATACAAAATGTGTACAGCCAAGATCAGTTAGATAACTTCACACGCGAAGGATTATCCCCTAGTTTATATGCAGACATGGACAAACTCTTGGGTCAAAGCCAATCAGGTTTTGATAGAGGGTTTAATGTTTTTGCTAGAGGTTTAGCTAAAGCTCCTGCTGCTTTTTTAGAGCCTATTGGATATGGTGTAGACTATATAGCAAACAATGTATTTGGAGAAGTAGCTGAAGGAGATGAAGACTTTACAAACTCTTTTAACGAGTGGTTAAAAGAATACGAAAAAAGAGTTGACGACGCTTTTCCTGTATTTACAGGAGACATAGAAGACGAACCATCTGTATTCCAAGCAGGATGGTGGGTAAAAAACGGAGACCAAATAATTAGATCTTTAGGTTACTATCCATATGGTATGGTAGCAGGTAGAGTTTTAGGTGCAGGTGTAACAGGCCTACTTACAAGAGGAGCAGCAACTAATGCTTCGGTACAAACTTCAGCTCAAATTGCTAATCAAGCACGTAATATAGAAAGAATTAGTAGAGGTACATCTGCAATTGGTACAGGAGTTACACAAAATTATGCAGAACATATGCATTCTGCCGCATCTGTTTTCCAAGAAAATTACAAAGAATATAAACTAATTTTTGCAGAACAAGATCCTCAAGCTACAGAAGAAGAAATTGATTTAAAAGCAAGAATAAAAGCAGGACATGATGCATCTAATGTAGTTAAAATGGGTAGATGGAATTTACTATTTGAGATACCTACAAACTATATGTTATTTAGAAGTCCTGCAACAACTAGATCTTTACAAGGTATAGCTGGTGGGGGTAGAAGAGCAACCATGCAACGTGCAGGTATGGCTGTATTTGAACCTACGCAAGAAGCAGGTGAAGAAGTATGGACAGGATTTTTAGAGAAGGAAGGTAGACGTCAAGTAGGACTTGAAAAAGGATACTACAAACAAGATTACACTACTATGTTTGATCGATGGGCTAACCATGCGCTGTCTTATGAAGGCTATACAGAAGGTTTATCTGGTGCTATTGGTGGTGGTATCTTTACAGGATACTCTTTAGCATTTGCAGATAATAAAGCAAGAAAAGTACAATTAGAACAAGAGAAAGTCAATGCAGCATTTGCAAATGACATGGCTAAGTATAGAAATTTAAACGAACAGTCACTCTTTGAAACTTTTAGATCTAATGCGCAAAAAGGAACATACGAAAGTATGATAAAACACTTTGAAGATATAGCAAACTTAACTCCTGAACAAGCAAACGACAGAGGGTTAGATGAAGACTATAAAGAAAAAGCGCAAAAGGTTATAAAGAAAGCCTTGGATTATGAAGCAGATTACAATGCAAATATATTTACATACAAAGATCCTGTAAAAGCAGAAATACTAACTCGTAGTAAATATGTACAAAATTATCTTAACGGTCTTATAGAAGAAAACGAAGGTAAATTAGCAGAAGCAAAATCTGAGTCTGCATCTTATATAAATGCCCAAGGATTACCTGCAGAGATGGTAAATGTATTTGACGCTACTAGTAAAATAGAAGCATTACGTGCATCTGTAGATAAAATTACTTCAGATATAAATGAGGCTACAGCTGCGATTAAAAACAACAAAGAAAGAACTTTAGATAAAGGCGAGACTGCTGCAGATATGCAGAATCGTTTAGATGTAGTACAAAAACAATTAGACGAAGCAATCTTATCGCAAGAAGAGGCTATAAATATTTTAAAAGATACATCAGGTTTAACCGATGAGCAAATAACATCAGCATTAGTAAAAGCATTTAAACCAGGTACACCTCTATATAATCAAGCAGTAGCAGAAGAATCTGTTATAGATGCTAAGTCTAGGTATGCTACAGAAGTAGATAGATACTCTAACTTTTTAGAAGATCCTGATGCATTAAATAATGAAGCTAAAAATATTAGAAGCAAAGCTGACAAAATAGAAAAGGCTAGAAAAGAAAATATTAAAAAACAAAAAGCAGAAGAGAAAGCTGAAAAACAAAAAACAAGAGTTAATGCTAAAAAACAGCAAAATGTATCTGATAAAGTAGAAGGCGAAGGTAGCACTAAAGAAAATATAAAAAACAAAGAAACCAGTAAGGCTACATTAGATGAAATATTAGACCAAAGCCAAGAAGCTCCTGCTGAAGTTAAGTTAGAAGCAGAAGCCTCAATAAATGATCAGTTAGATAAAATACTTGAAGGTGATGTTGAGTCTATGAGAGCGTATCAAATGATGCTTGAAGGGCAATTATCTGAAGAGCAGTTAGCAAGATTACAAGATGGTATACAAGCAAAAGAAAATAACAAAGAAGTTGCAAAGCAAATTAACGCCGAGCAAACTGCAAATACAGTAGAAGTAGCAAATGCTAGCTCTGATAATAAAAGTATTGGCGAAAGCGCTGCAGGAGATAGACAGGTTAAAAACTTTAACTACGATAAGAATAAAGATGGTTCTATCCCGTTCGAGCGTCAAGATTCTACTACAGAAGAGCAGGATAAAAAACAGTTAACTAGAGAAACTAAAAACTCTTTAACTAATAAACCTGATTCCAGAATAAAGATTGCTACAAAACAAATTATAGATGGTGCAAATGCTATTGCGTATTTAGCAGTAGATTATGTGTCTAAATTAATTAACACTCCTGAAGGTACAAAGTTTATTAGACAAACAGCGTCTAAAGATAAAACTAAAACATTAGTGCCTGAAATAGAATCTCCTAATCATTTAGGACCAGGCACTGCTATAACTTTAAGAACAGTAAAAGAAGGATCTAAAGGTTTACGATATATTTATGATGAGCAGGGTATGCCTAAAGAAGTTACTTGGAAATACTCTGACTTTATAAAACCTGGAGGACAAATAAACTCTGAACAAATACCTATAGAAATTGTAGCACAAGTACAAGGCCAAGAAAAAGTTATTGGCTATGTACATGACACTGATTGGATAGATGCGGCTTTAGTTACAGGGCAACCGCGTAATGTTGTACGAGAAATAAAAGATATAAAAGAAAGCTTTGATAATTGGAGTTATCAAAAAGCAGAAATACGTGCCTTAAGAAAAGATATTATAGATAAAGGCGGTGAAGTTACAACTACTATATCAGAAGTATCTACAGGTACACCTTTCTTAAATGTTATAGTAGATGAACAAGGTAATCCTACAGGAGAAACAGAATGGCAAGATGTAAAAGCATTAATGCCTGACTTTAAAAATTTACGATTGTCTTTTAGACAGGTAGGTAATTGGGTTACAAATCCTAACAAACCTGTAAAAGAATTCATATCTAATAACGATAAAGAATACAGCGATGGTAGAATAGCATTAGTGTTACCTACTAAAAAGAAAGATGAGGTATTTGTAGCTCCTTTGTGGACTAAGCCATTAAATAATGAGCAAATAGAAACTATTATAAATGCATCTACAGCTTTAGAAGATTCTGAAATATCTAAAAAAATATCAAACGATTTAGGATTTAATTTTAGTAAATCTAATCCTGCAGCTCTATCTACACTAATTAATAGAACAGTATACACACAAAGATTTGAGTTTGATCCTAGTAAACCTAGTGAAACAGTTTACATAGATGCAAACCCTAATAACAACATGATAATGATTGCTACAGAGGGTAATCGTGTTATTTATACAAACAAACCTGATGCAGTACCTAAGAATTTAGTAGAAACAAAATCTAGTATACAACCAATAGCTGGTAATGAACCTGCCGTTAGAAAAATACTGCAGACATTGTTACCATCTATAAACATTAAGAAAGCTAACACAGATGGCCAATATGTAAACGCTATTATATCTTCTAACGAAAAAGGAGTGCAGTACGATAGTAAAAAGTACGATAACTATAACAGCTATGCTTTTGATTTAGTACAAACAAATATTAATGGTACTAATAGCTTTACAGGTGCTGATGGGCAGCAAGAATATGTGTATGTTAACCAGCCTGTAATCCAGTTCAGTAAAGACTTCACGGCTAAAAAAGAATCTGTCAAGCCGAATCAGGTAATGTCTATAACTGAAATAGAGGATTACCTAAAAGGTAAATTACCTAAGTTAATTAATCGTGATGTTATGGGCGCCGCTAAACCAGGTAACTTTGAGTTTATTGCTAACAAAATCTTCACATTAGCTACTGTAGAAGAACAATTTTTAGGTTCTACATTAGCTAAAATCGCAGATTTAGGTGCATATCCTTCTAAAAAAATGCTTTTTAATGATATAATAAAAGCAATTTATAATTTAACAAATGAAAATACAGCAGAGAAAATTGAACTCGTAGCTCGAGAATTTCTAAAAGAGGAAGAGTTATATGTAGACCCTAAAGGAGAAATAAGATCTTTAGTAGATGACAAACAATTTTCTACCCTTCTACGTGAAAAAGATTCTAAGAAGCCAAATAAGCTAGGAAGTCTATTCCAAGACTTAATAGATGATGCAGACTATTCTATAGATTTTAGTATAGAACCTGTAGCAGGACAACCAGAATTACCGTTTGAAGAAACTGAAAAGTTCTACAATAGATTAGACCCTTTCTTTATTGATTTTAATTCTATAGATTATTCTAGACAAAAACAAATACTAGATTTTACCACATATTTTGTAACAAAGTCTTTTATAAATAATCCTGACATAAGTGTAAACGAATCTATAGAAGCGGCTAGACAAGTATTTGTAAGCGCAAAAAATAATGAAGATTTTGAAAACAAGTCAGATGTAATAAAAAGAGATATAGATACAATACTGCAAAACTGGGAAAAAGTTACAGCTCTTACCAAAGAACAGTTAAATTCTGTACACAATATAAAAGAAGGTAAATCTAGAGATAAAAAAGATTTAGAAAAAGATAGTTTTAAAGATGAAGCAAGATGGCAATCTAATCCTAAAAAGAAAGCCTCTGCAAGAATGAAGACAAAGCTATCTGCAATACTACGTAGAAACAGTAAAGGCGAGCCTGTACTAAACTACTTAGAGCAGCCTACATTTTATAGTTTTGATGAAGTTTGGGGTAATTTAAAAGGTATACTTACCGAGTCTTTGCCTAATATAGATTCTATGTTAGAGCAAATGGATGCTAAAGGGGCAATAAACCCTATGTTTAAAGAAATAGCTAGATACATAAGATCTGATAGATTTTCTGAACAAGAACGAAGCGAGTTTGTAGCAGAGTTTGCTAATGCATATATAGCACAAAAGATGACAATCTTTTCTAAAGATAATGCAGGTAACTTTTCTGGAGAAATAATAGACTCTGCCGCTAATAAAGAAAGTAGCACTGTTAGAGATAGATGGTTAATACAACAGTTTGAAAATCCAAACTTAGTAAAATTCTCTAAAGATGGTGAGGCCTATATAGATTCTGAGTATGCTAAAAAAGTAGAAACAGACTATAAAGAAGAGTTTAATAAGATAAAAGATTCTTATAAAGGTAGAAGAGAAAATATGTTACAGTCTGATGAGTTAGCGCAGCTGTTACATAATACACTGACTAAATTGTCTATTGTTGTCCCTGTAGAAGCATTTGAACATTTAGCTACACCTATCGAACGTAGTAATAAAACAATAGGAGATGATATACTAGGGCAAGCATGGGGATATGCTGTAGACCCTAGAAGTCCTAAAGGTTTTATGACTCGTATATTTAAAGGATATACAACAAACGTTCCTAAACTAGAAGACATAAAATATGATCCTGAAGTGCAAGAAAATGCAAAACCTTTATTTGCAAACAATGCACTAAAAGGAAGTAACTTCCAAGCAGTAGTACTAAAATTAGCAGAGCTTACTGCTAAGTTTGGTGATCCTATATATGCTATATCTTATAGAGATGGTGAAGGTAAAGCGGTATACCCGTATAACGGTACAACATCTATGCATGTTTTATTAAAACTTTACGAAAACTATGATAATGATGTAGTAGCAAAAAATCTAGTAGATAATATTAAAGCTACCCACATGGGATCTGTTAGTAGATTACTAGATGACATTACACAAGAAAAAGGTGCCCTAAAAATAAACTATACTGATGCTTTAAAAGATAAGTATGGTAATGAATCTAGAGCAGCTAAAAGAAAATATCAGGGTATACTACAGCAGAATATAAACTCTATGTGGTTGTTCCAAAACCAAAACAAAAGTGTAGGATATTTCTTTGGTGTAACTAAGGCTGACCGTGGTGTATCAGAGCTTATAGAACATAGAAAAGTAGATTTTAAAGACCAGATTAAAATAGAAGACAATAAAGTTGTTGGTATATTTAAAACTGCAGAAGATTATCTATACAGTTATGCCCTTGGTGAGGTTAAAAGAATTTATGACACACAAAATAAGCTTGATTCTGACCCTACATATTTGCAAGATGACAAAAAATATAGAGAAGGATCACAGTATTTCCATTTCTTCCCTTTCTTAAATAAACATGAGTTAGAAAAGTCTTTTACAGAAGAAGAAGTAAATACAGTATACCCAGCAGAAAGTTTTGATGGTATACCTAAAATAGATATTGTAGCTGCAGAACCTATATTAAGAAAAGCCATTAATGAATTTGCTACAAGTATTATAAATGAATCTATAGCAGAATTCACAGAATTAAATCTAACAGACAAGTTTGATAAATCTTACATGGCTTCTTTAGGTAAAGATACTAATGCTGAAACTAAAACTGCAATGGCTATTGGAGACTTAGAGTTAAACTATATAATATCTAATATAGAACAGCAAATTTTATTTGGAGGCGACATAGCAGAAGCATATACTAGTAAAGGTGCTACGGCAGCTGATAAAATACAGTCTGGAAGATCAAATAACCAAAAACGTTTGATAGGTACAGATGCACCTAAAATACAAGGTAACTATAAAAAACGTGAGTATACAGCAATAACATTAAATGATAGATTAAGTTATTCTAACTCTTACAAATACTATGATAAATTATTTGGCACAGGAAGCCCTTATGGTAGTCCTACAAATAAAATTATAGAAAGTACGGATGCCTTAGAGCTTACAACCGTACAAGAGCACATAGATATGTTAAATTTCTTTGGACAAATAGAAAAAGAAGTTTATGATTCTATATCTAATAAAATAGATAACGCAATAAAAGACGAAAGTAATACAAATAATTATTACGAGCTTACAGAAGAAGAGATGGCGTTTGCATTACGTCCTGTAAAACCACAGTACGACTTTATGCACCCTGACCCTAAAACAGGAAGATTATCTAGAGTATATAGAAAATCAATGTCTATACCTCTTTTACCTGACATGACTAGTGATTTCCAACTAGACAACCTACGTATAGCTATGGAAATTACTGGAGTAGCTAGAGCAGGACATAAAACGTCAGATAAATTATCTCCTTATAAATCTATAGATGCTTACGACGCTAATGGCGATATACTATCTGTAGATCAGCTAATATCTAATATAGAAGACAACGGTATATTTACATTATATAGAGATGGGTTAGGTATACAACAAGAAAAAAATGTAAAACCTCAACAGCTTATTGCTCTATCTACGCAAAAATCAAAAGTAATGTTTGCAGGATTGCTAGAAGAGAAGTTTAAAGTTAATGGTAAAGAGATACTAGGAGAAGATTTAAGAAAAACAAAAGAAGAGATTATAAGTCTTATATACAAAATAAAACATGATAAAGTTTTAAAAAGATTTGGTAATATACAGACTGAAGAAGGCAAAGAAATATTAGCTGTTGACGGAACAGAAGTACAGTTAAAAGAACTTGTATCAGCGTTAAAACAAGAAGCAGAAGCTAGAAACTGGAATATAAATGATATATTTTCTTTAGAACTTAAAGAAGATGGTTCAGGAACACTTATACCTCTACCTTTTATACAATCTAGAAGAATGCTAGAAGGACTTATGTTAAGTGTTGTAAATAAAATAGCTGACATAAAAATACCTGGTATTACATATGTACAATCGTCCTCTGCAGGATTTAAATCTACAGCAGCATGGTCTGAAGTAGAAGGATCTATGCGTAACCAAGTTATTACAACCACAAGTTTTGATGAAACTAAAGGATTACAAGGGCCTAGATGGGATGACAAAAAAGGTGAAGCTATACCTGGTCAAATTATGGTTAAGTTTTTCTATAAAGACGAAGACGGTAATGAGCTAGATATAATGGATAAAGATAGTTCAGGTAATTATATATTCTTGTTTGAAAAAAATGGTAGACTATTCTTAAATCCTAATACTGTACCTAAAGAAGTAAGGCAAATGATAGGTTATCGTATACCATATCAAAACTTAGCATCAGAAATGCCGCTAGAAATAGTAGGATTCTTACCTAAAAATATGGAAATAACTGCTATTGTGCCTGACGAGATGTTACCGCAAATGGGTAGTGACTTTGATGTCGATACACTAAACTCTATTATAGCACAATATATTGTAACTAAAGATACAAACAACAATATAAAAGGTGTTTACAGAAGAGATAGAGTAAAAAATCCAAATAAATTTACAGATGAAATGCGTCTATTAGATGGATTGCGTGATATATTTTGGTCTATAACTACTACAAATAAAAAAGCTTTTGATAAAATGTCAAAAGGTATCGATGACCCTGCTTTAGAAAATATTGCAGAAGATGTAGATAAAATACTAAATGCAAATGTTCGCCCAAGAACTGCTATAAGTAGAGTAGATCAAATTAGAGACAACATATCACAGAGAGCAGGGCAAGTTTTAATTGGCCCTGGTGCACAGGCAAACACTTTAAACGCAATATTTGAAGGTAAAAATATACACTTAGCTACTCTTAAAAAATCTGGTAAAAAAACAACAATAAAAAACTTTGAGATACTAGGATTATTTACAGAGGAAACTTATGCAAGCGGCCCTAGAAAAGGACAATATAAACCACTTAGGTTTAGCGATCTGTCAGGCGAAAATAAAAGTGTATACTACAAAAAAGGTAAAAAGTTTTTTAGAACATCGTCAGATGTAATAAATATAAAACTAAATGCAGCCATAGATAATGCAAACAAACCTACACTAGGTAAGCTAAACTTTACTATGGATACTTTGCCTACATCTTTATTTATGGACATGGGTGGTGTACCTATAGAAATATCAGGGTATATGATGCCGCAAGAAATTATGCGGGACTATACTAAAGAACTAGATAAAATAGTGCAGGGTCTATCTGATAAAAATGTTTTTGAGCGTAAAAGCGAAGCTGAAAAAATCATAATGGAAAAATATCAGAAGCTTGCTAAGCTAGAAGATATTAATGAAGTAGAAGCTATAGTGCAAGAGTATTCAGACCAAACAAATGAAAACTTTGAAGTACTGTTTCAGTCTAAAACATTAAGAAAAGAATTGATAATAGGTGCACCTAACTCTGGAATAGAAAAAGATGCTAAATATTATCAAAAACAAATAGCAATATTTAAAAAGTTTAAAAAGTTCGAAGCTTTTTCTGACACTTTAAATAAACCTAGAAAAGCCATTAACGATCCTAGTGTACGTGGATTACAATCTACAATAGCATCTGCTAAGTCTTATATTAAAAGATTTAATGATGTATTTAATATGGGTGAAATGGACTTTGTTAAAGGTGTAAATACTCTTAACTCTGGTATTACAGGGCTAAAAAGCTTAGCAAATACAGAGTATGCAAATTTAGCAAAGTATCTAGAAAGTGGATTTACATTATTTAATAATGTATACCCTACAGATACACCGTTTATACGTGATATAGAAGAGACATTTATAAATAATACAGGATCTACAGAAGTTAATGAAACTGTAGCAGGCTTGCTATACGATGGTATTATATCTAACGGATGGAGCTATGCATTAGAACAAGTATTTATAAAAGAAAGAAAAGAAGCTAATAGTCTTTATGAGCTGCGTCGTAAATTATTTGTAGAAGATAATAATATTGCAGTGCAAACTAGTGAGGCACAAAAAACAGAGTGGGGTAAAACAAATGAGTTTGTTATGGCCTTAACACCTTACTATTCTACAAATAAAAATAAAGGTAAAGCTGCTGTAGGCATGGACTGGTCTAGTAATATAGACAATATAGCAATGCAAAGAGGTTTTACTGCTTTATTTTTAGGTAATGCAGAAGCCCAAGAGTTTGCTAAAAATTTACTTATAGCTGCATATTTAAATGGAGGTAATCAAAAAGCATCATCTTATTTAAATATGATTCCATTCGGAGCGTTAGAAAATTTAGGGCTAACTAAAGAGCTTAGTGATAACATGTTTAGAGAAGAAGGTATTACATCTGTAATGTCTTACCTAACTCAAGTTATACAACATAATCCGTGGTATGCTACAGAAATAAATATAAAAGATAAAAAGATACGTAAGCATGTTACTGTTCAAGAGGACAATAAAGTTATTACAGGACTAGTTTTACCTAATATAGACGAAGCTAAAGATTTACCTGCTTTAGAAAACTTTATGTATTTAGCAGATGGAAAAGCATACTATAAAAACTTTTTAACTTATCCAGTAGGTAAAACATACTACTTATTTACTTTAGAATCTAGTGTAGATAAGGGTATATATTTTAAACGTATAGATTTAAAAGGCGATAAGTTTGGTACAGAGTACGATCACACAGGTAATACATTCTCTTATCTAGAAGATAACAAAGTAATTAAAACCGTTAAAGACCCTATACCAGATGGTGTTCCGCCTGTAGGTGTGCCTTGGCATGAAGTGCCTATAGAAGCTTATGAAGACACTCCTGGCATGACTGTCACAGATCCTATAGAAGATTATAATAATAGAAAGGATAACTATGATAATCAATTAGATGCTTTAATGGATACCATTATTAATGATGGAGAAGAGGGAGCAGCTGAACTTGCAAGATTATTTAAAGCAAAAGGTATATACAAATCTTTACCGTTTAAAGGAGTGGAGGTATTAGATAAAATAAGAAGAACAAATAGAGGTATAATACTAGGTTCTTACTCAAACCCAACTCAAAAAATAGAAATATACCAAGGATCTCTTGATTTAGTAAAGGCAACACCAAGCAGAGTAGCAAAAACAATGCTTCATGAAGCAACACATTACTTTACAAATCCTGCTTTAAAAGGTGAAGACACATCACCAGCAGCAAAAAGATTTAAAAGATCTATGGAAGCTTTGTTAGAAAAAGCAAAAAAAGAATTTGAATCTTCTGAAGAATACCAAAAAGCAAGAACACAAAGAGAAAAAGATAGGAAAAAAAGAATAGCATACGGACTGTCTAATGTTGTAGAGTTGATGGCAGGAATGGTAGAAAATAAACATCTACAAGAATTCTTAAACAATATACCTTACCAAAAAGACAGCACTTTATTTGAAAAAATAAAAAATACAGTAAAGAAATACTTCTTAGCTTTAGGTAAGCAATTAGGATTTGATATAAAAGAAGGTAGCGCTTTAGATGTAGGAATAAGTGAAATGCTTATGTTCTTACAAATACAAGATGAAACAGTGCAAGACCCTATACCAGAACCTAGAACACCTGAAAAAGATACAGGAGAGCTAGCGGGTATAATTGGTGGCGCTACAATGGTTTTAGATAGTAAAGGAATGCCTACGGGAGAAGTTATCGTTAATGGGCCTCAAGCTACTCCTACAGATAAACTGCAAGATGCTAAATTTAAAGGTGTAGCTGAAGTAGCAGAATTTGAAAGTGTACTAGCAGTGGCTATGAGCCGACTTGCTGGGTACAGACAATTACAGTCAAAAGGCACTACACAAGAAATAGCAGAAGCATTTAAGAAAAAATACAATGGCGATATTGAGGCATTTAAAAAAGATGTAGAACAAGAGATAATAGAAACTGGACAAGCTGATTTTTCTATAGTATCAGACACTATGGACATGCCTGTAAATGCGCAAGGAGAAATAGCCGAAGTAGTTCAGAGTATTAACGGTAGAATTAAAGCTCTACAGCGTAGAAAAACTCTAGCCACTTCTGTAGAAAAGCGTATATACCTTGACTCTCAAATAGATTCTTTAAAAGATGATATTGAAAAACTAAAAGAAGGTAACAATACATATGTAATAGAAGATGTTGCATTGCGTCAATTAGACTGGGCTAAAAATATTTTAGAAAGACCTAGACTATCCCTACAAGAGATGGCAGACGCATCTAGAATGGTAGACATCTGGAGTTTTAAAAACACTAAACACTTGTTATCTGAAGATCAAGCTAAAGATAAAGATAACCCAACAAGAAAAACATTCGAAGACATAGGTAATATAGCGTCTAGTGTAGAGCTGACTATGGCTGCTAAAATGAAAGAGTGGGTAAAAAATTATGTAGAGCAAGTTAGCGGAGAACCATTAACAGATGAATCTATGTCTGCATTCTTAGATATGCAAGACGAAGGATGGTTTAGAGGTTACTTTATAGATCCATCAGGATTTGTAAACCCTGTAGCAAGAGCTGCTGATGGCGCACTAAAAACAGTGGCAAGAAATGCAGAAGATAGCACACTAAATGAAGTTACAGATATACAAAAGAAGTTTAAAGATTTACGTGAAGAACTTAGCAAGTTAAATATATCAGAAGACATATTCCTGCAAAAAGATAAAGATGGAAACAAAACTGGTTATTTTGCATCTAAGTTTAATGAATCTTATTACAAAGATTTAACTAAAGTACATAGTACGCATAAAAAAGAGCTTGAAAGAATTGTTGGATCTACAAGATTAACAGTAGATCAGATAAGACAAGAAAGATTTGAGTCTTTTAAAAAGTTGTATGACACTAAAAATAGTATGGAAGAAGTAATTGACATACGTTTTTGGATAAAAGATGACCATAAAGCTGGTAAGTTAAAATCTAAAGAGCAATATATACAGTATCTAAATGACACATTTGGAGAAAGTGTTGCACAAGATTTAATAGGCCAAGCAGAAAACAGCTTGTCAAGATATAACTTAGAAGAGTTAGCACATAGAAGAAAAGTTGCAACAGATTTATCTGAAGGTGTTATAAAACCTGCAATAGGACTAACACTACAAGAAACAGCAGAAGCTATACATAAAAGATGGGTAAATAAAAATAATCCAGAGCTATATCTAAATCAAAGACTTAACACAACAGCTATAAATATTGGTTATGGAACGGCAGGATGGAAGTATACAATTACATATCCACGGCCTGAAAGAACAGAGTATTTTAATAAAGAGTTTTCTATTATAGAAAATAATGATGTGCTATCTGATTTTTATTTATTCTGGACAGACAGTATGGCTAGATACAAAAGTTATCTACCTGAAGTTGCAGTAAATGAAATGTCGGAAAACTTCTTCCCTACAATACAAAAAGATTTGTTAGAAGAGTATATGAATAGAGGAGCTATAGCTGCGCTATCTTACTTAGCTAAAGACACAAAGTTATACGGCGCTCTATTTGCAGACGAAACTTTAACACTTAATAGAGAAAGTGAAGGATTAAAAGCAGAGTTAGATGAGCGGGGTGTACCTGTTTCTAAAGTGCCTTTAAGATTTTTAGGATCTGAAGATGTAGAAATAGAAGACAGAGCTTTTGACATGGAGCGTGTTATGGTTATGTTTGCAGGTATGGCTATGAATTATAAATTTAAATCAGAGGCAGAACCGCTTATAGATATATTAATGCGTACAGTTAGAGAAGCAACTAAACCTTATCTAGATTCTAGAGGTAAGAAGTTTAAGCGTTGGGGCTCTGATAAAAACATTACAATTAAATCTGGCCCACAAGTTATACAAGAAGCTTTAGACTATGCACAGCAATCTATTATGTATGGTAGATCTAGAGAAAAAATTAGTAAAACAAGTCTAGAGATGCCAGGTAACTTTAGTAAGGATATACTAAGTAGGAAACGGCGAGCGGAAGAATTGAAAAAACAGTACGATGAGTTAAATGATAAACTAGTCGACGGTACAATTACTAAGGCTCAGTTTAACACAGCTGCGGAAGCTTTAGAAGCAGAGTTTAAAGAACTAAATATAAAAGCATTTAGTTTTAACAAACTAATACGTGGGTTTGTAAGTTACACACAACTAAAAGGGTTAGGTTGGAACTTATCTGCTGGTATTGCCAACGTTGGATTTGGTATGCTAGCATCATCTATACATGCTGCAGGTGAAGAAGATTACACAAGCAAAGAGCTAGGTAAAGCTCTAAGAATAGTAATGGCTTCTGCAGTAAATCCATCTGCATCGAAAGCATCAGCTATCATGAAACGTATGAACTTATTGTTTGAAATGCGTGAGATAACATACGGATCTCCAGCAGCAAGAGGTGATAAAAAGTTTAAAATGCTAGGTAAACTTTCTCCTATGTACATACAACAATCTACAGAATTTATAGTGCAAGGTATGTCTGCTATAGCTAAGATGTTAAATACAACAGTTGTAGACCTTCAGGGTAATGAGCGTAACTTATATGAAGCATTTAACAAAGATGCTACATGGAATGTAGAAGAGTTTGGATACCAAAAAGAATGGGATTTTAATAACTTAGAAGCAACTACAAGAAACTCTTACACTAAATTTAGAGATGCTGCAATTGAGATGAATAAAAAATTACACGGTAACTATGATCCTAACTCTCTAGTTAAAGTTAAAAGTAAAGACTTTAATTTATTATTTACAATCTTTAGAACATGGGCTTTTGAAGGGTTTAACACGAGATATAGTAAAAAAGTGTGGAATGATCAGCTAGGTAGATACACAAAAGGTAGATATAATAGTATATTTGATGTAGGTATAGTTAACTCATCTAAAATTATGATGAAGCTATTACTAAAACGTGTTACTAGACAATCTACTGATAGTATAATGAGTGGTGTAGAAGACAATTTAGATGCAATAAACTTAAGAAAAACATTTGCAGCTATGAAAGCTCAGATAACTATAATGGCTTTAGGATTAATGTTAAAAGGTCTAGCAGATGACACTGATGATGAAGAAGCATTATCAGATCCAGCATTAAAAGCGCTACTAAATATATTATTTAGAGTAGAGCAAGACTTAAGTTACTATAGAAATCCTGCTACATTTATTAGTGTATTCAAAGATCCGTCACCTGCACTTAAAACAATAACAGATGTTACAAGAGCATTTGATGGTACACAAAGATACATACTAAAAGATGACTACAGAGGAGATCACCCAATGTATAAATGGGGTAAAGTATTCCCTTTAACAAACCAGATATACAAATGGACTGTAATAACAGAAAAAGATTTAGATACATCTTATGGATTATCTGATTATATAGAAGACGAATATTTTAAAGACGAAGACTAATGACATTTACGTTTGGCATACAATGGGCAAAAGGGTTATTATTTGGAGTGCGACACTTCCAACCTGAAGAGTATGCACCGTATTATGAAATACAATTTTTTTTAGGATTAATACAAATTTTTATAATTATAGACAATGGCAACACTAACAATAACAGTAACTGAAGCCGTTACATTAGGTGACGGTTCTACTGACAGAGGTACAACAAATACACAAACTGTAACTGTCGATGAAGTAGATCACAGAATAATGGATGTAGGAACATCTTGGATTAACATTATTAAATTTGCAGCAGCCAACGCTGCAGGAACTTTTGCAGATGGCACTGTAAAATATCTACGCATAACTAATTTAGATGCAAGTAATTTTCTTTCTTTAAGAATAAGAACAAATTCACTTGAATACTTTGTAAAAGTAGAAGCAGAAGACCATTTTATACTTGGTAACAATGTTATGGACGCAGAGTCTGGAATAGGCTTTGGTAGTGATGTATCTTTTGCAAACATTGATGAGATACAAGCTAAGGCAGATACAGCTGCAGTGCAAGTTGAATACTTTATTGCATCAGCAAGTTAATAGAAGAGGGGCATAAAGCCCCTCTATCTAACCTAGCTAACAACAACAAGTAATCAACAACACACGCTAGCTCTTACCAGTCTATAGTAGGCTGGTTTGTAGTTTTATAATATTCATTTATCCATTTAAAATGTCCGCTACCCAAGAATCCTCTGTGAGCAGAGAATGGTGATGGGTGTGAACATTTTAGCACAGTATGCTTAGGATCTATATACTCATCATATTTCTGAGCATGCGAGCCCCATAACATAAATATTACATGATCTTTATCATTTAAAGATTGTATAGTCCTAAATGTAAACTCTTGCCATCCTATTTTAGAATGTGAGTTAGGCATTCCTTTACGAACTGTAAGGCAAGTGTTAAGTAATAACACACCTTGTTCTGCCCACCTATATAAACTAGGGGTTTTTACAGATTCATAACCAATCTCTTTAAATATATTACGTAGTGATTGAGGTATAAAATTAGGCCTCTTACTACTAAATGCTAAACCATCCGCCGCACCATTGTGATACGGATCTTGGCCTAGTATTACGACACGAACTTTGTCATAAGGAGTATGAATGTATGCATTGAATACATCTTTCTGATCAGGATATATTGTATGCGTCATTCTTTCTCGTTTAAGCGTTGCAGATATTATACCCATGTATGGTTTGGAGAATTCTGAGCCCAAATGCTGGGCCCAGGATTCACCAATAGTATCTACTGCAATGTTACGAGTATTAATCATATCAGTTGCAGTGTGGCTCATGATACCAATTCTTCAGCTATTGCTTTCCGTTCTGCAAGCTCTCGCTCGATTTCCTTGATTACATCTCTCTTAGACTCCTCGTATTTAACGATGTCGTCTTGCATAGTTTCATGATCATGGGCAGCATAATCAGATTCGAGATAAATGTTCTCATTCTCACCATTTGTAATAGCAATAGGATAGTACTCACAAGTACGCATCTTCGTATTATTGTAGTCAGATGGCACCGCTACAACATTACGAGGACTAACCAATACTTCCAATACTACTCTATCACTATGTCCGAAATCGTGAACATACGCCATAGAACCTACGTGTAGACCTGCTGAACATGTTACATCAGGATCAGAGTCACACTCTTCTCTCGGCATTGTTATAGGCGTGCCGACTTTAATAGTCATACCATGTGAGCCAGAATGAAAAGGCTTAAACGTCATAGACTGAGATAGTTTCTCTTCTACACGCTCACCTGTCTCTTCATCATAACGAACCTTAATTATTTCCTCACCTGTTTCTACATCAAACTTACGTTTAATAGCAACAGCTTTGTATGCCAAGAAATAACCTTTGTCTGTAATAGGATGACCATTATGTTCCAAGAAGCTGAACAACTGCTGTCTTACACCTTTGTCAGGATTAAGCAGTGTGTTCTTCCAGAAGTTAACCAGAGCTTCTACGTTCAAACCTTTGTCGATATACTCCAAAAGCTTTTTGGCAAGAAACTCAGGTATCGGATCGCTTGTACCTTTAAGATACATAGCTGAATTACCATCGAATTCAAATCTACCATCAGAATTAAATTCGATTTTCTTTGCAGGATTGCAAAGTTCTTCTATCTTTGTAATAATATCTTGTCTCTCTTCAAGAATATTACAAGAATTGTATTGCTTTACGAGAGCAATAACCAATTCAGCATCAGGAGAATCCTTTCGGATTCTCTTGTGCTTTCCATCAATAATTACTGTAACATCACTAGGTGTTACTTTAGCTACTAAGTAGTTCATTTTCATTTTGATTTTTAGCTGTTAATGTTAATTTAACTTGTTGATTGTCAGGCATTTTGTCCTTTAAAGATAAGAAATCTTTAATAGATTTCCTAGCTCTAGAAGTAAAATCTACATGGTTCAAAAGGTCTAAACCTTGAGAATATTCTATCACTTCTTCTAGCTTATCTATCATCTTCATATTATACCTAACCTCGTCTGGTATATCTAGTTTCATAATCTCTTTAACTATAGGTTTCATATCATCGTCACAACGCCAACAACTATTGGTATTGCTCTCATAATACCTATCAAGAGCATTGTATAAACCATACAATGGTCCATCATAATCACCATAGTTACGTAGGAATCTAAAACTTTCTATATACTTACCGATTTGCTGTGCAGTAATAAATCTCTGCAGGTGTTTTGGGCTTTTCATAAACTCATGTGCTGTTATAAATCCTTCTAAATCTTTAAACTCTTTTGCTACATCTTTAGATACTTTTAGAACTCTGTAAGGTCCTTTACTGAAATAAGAATCATAACCACCATACGGACTGGTGATATTATTTTGATCACTGCTAAGTATCTTAGTAACCTTATCAAGTTCACATATATCTTTAGTTTCAGCATAGACAACAGCTTTTAAAGTAGGATTTTCTGCCTGCAGCTTCTCCTGAAGATCAGAAATCTTATACTCGTTATTAGAATGCTTAATGCCTACCTCATAACCAGTATTTTTAACATAAGCATCACGAGCAAACACCATCTTGTTTATCTTACGACGAGTCTTGTTATCAACCACATCACCATGAGCCTCATCAAGCACTGCATCTTCTACATCATCATATGACATTGTAAATTTAGATTTACTAAGAAGTCTAGTTACAGTATTAAATGTAGCTGTCTTCTCGAAACCTTTACGAGAATCACTAAGATTATGAGATTTAGCATCAAGTTTAGCACCTATCTTATGTACATCTGTTTTAAATGCTATAAAAGATTGCTCTTCTCTATCATTTATAATACCATAACTTTTAAGTTTATTAAAGTTACCTTGTACATAATACATATGCTCCACTTCTTTCATAGCATTAAAGAATGTAGGCCAGTCAAATATCTCTTTGTTGTATATAGTCTCACCGCCTATAGCAGAAGAGTTGCTAGTTTTCTTACAGTGATACACAGATATACCATCAAAAAGTTGATGAAAGGCGTTACCGCCATTGTACTGGGCACCAGGAGTAAGCTGCTCATTAGGTTTGTAAGGCACATCATAAGCTGTTAGTTGTGCCATACTAGCTTTTACAGCTGATGGGTCACTACTTGTAAGACATGAATACCGATAACCACCATTACCTATATTAGATATGGCAAGCAAATACTCAATATAGTCTGTAAGATCAGAATACTTATTTGATAGATCATCCTTAAACTGTTTCTTCACATTATTAAGAGCCGTCTGAATAAGTGTGATAGTTTTAGGAGTGTATCGTATCTCTTCGCGAGAAGGTACAAGATCAAGCACACCAATCTGGAACTTAAAAGCTACACTAGCATTAAAATCATACTTGTCTACACCTTTTAGTAAATCCCAATTGATAGGATACCTAACTCTACCTACAAGAAGACATGGGTCTGCACCATCACTAGTAATAATATAAGAATCTGTCTCTTCTATTACACTTTTATGATGGTAATAGTTGCGAACTGCACCTATACCTTCTTCAACATTCTTTAGTACAATGTTGTCAAAGTATGCAAGTTGATTACTAATAGCACTTCTAAAGTCAGAAGCATCATAGCTTTTCTTAATAGGTACAATAATAGTAGTACCATTCTGCTGATCTGTAGCTGCCTGATATACCTGATCCATATGTGGAACGTTATCGTTGTTACGATAGATCATATAATATGTCTCAGTACCATTATGTCTACTAGATACATAGAAGGTATCTGCATAAGCCAGAGGTGACTTTGCACCGAGGCCAAAACCACCGATCTCATAGTTGTTATCTCTCTTAGTTGATGCGCCGAATGTAGTAAATACATCTTGCACACGCTTCTGAGATAGACCACAACCATAATCGTGGAACATCATACACTCATCCACGCCTAGGATGGTGTTCTTCGTAATGTATTCGATACAAACCGTTTCGCGATTAGACCAGAAAGACTTATCATCCTCTGTTTCCATAGGAATCTTACCGTCTATCTTTAGATTTCGCTCACGATTTGCATCAATACAGTTAGAAGTGATCTCACGGACAATCGAACCAATAGGGTCCGAGTATAAATTAATCAGGCTATCCATAATGATAGCCTGTGATCCGTCCGTAATTTTGAATTTGTGTTGTTTTTGCACCCCGATGACTTCATCAACGTGATGCTGTTGTTGTAATTTCAATTGTTTAGTGTTTTTCTAGATTCATATCTGGTATGGAAGAAACCTCCGCATCCTCAGGTATTTCTGCACCTATCCTATCTTCTAATTCCTCTCTGAGATCTGGATGTTTGAATAAAACTTTTGCAACTCTATGAGACGCATCAGTTATATTATGGAATTTAAAAATCTGTATTTTATAATCCTGTGGAAACTCTGAGTATTTACCTTTCTTATATTGATCGTAAATACTCTGGTAGTCCTCTGGGACATTAAATACAAACATTACATGATGTTTATCAGGGTCATATTTGCTGTGAAATATAGATCTACCTTCTAAATACTCTTCATATAATATAAATTCCTTAGTACCATGAAACTTATAGAGTAGGAATATATGATTATCCAATTCTGGATGATCTTTAGATCCTACATAGGTGTTGACTAGATTACGTTTTTTTATATCCATAAAATATGCCATCATTGGCAATATATATGTATATGATTTCGTCTTCATAGTCTTACCCATTAATAAGTTACGGCTTCTTCGAACCCTTGTTTTACGTTAAAATTATTACTCTCTTTGTAATATTTATATTCAGTAAGCAAACATTTTATTTCGTTGTTACCTTCTTCAATCCACTCTTCAGGTAGCTTGTATACTGCCACATCGTAAGACCCTTTCGTGTCTACAGCAATAATAAAAGCTTCTACTCTATAATCTGGATATTCAGCAACAACAGCATTAATATAAAATGCTAGCTGTCTGTAGTATGAATACTGCAAACATGAATACATAAATCCTGTTGTATGCCAATCTCTATACAATATACCAGTTTTAGTTTTGAGTGGTTCACACTCTCCATAAACCTGAGCACTTGTAGTTTTAAGATCTACAATTGTTACAGTTTTATTATCATGATCTACAATAATTCTGTCTAGCTTAGACTTACATCCTACATCATGCTGTTTGAAATAAATTTCTTTCTCGTTAAAAGTCTCTACATTTCCTTCTGGATCTGTAAATAATAATTTATTTGATACAACATGTGCAGCTAAAGATGTTTTACATCCTTCAATGATCTGTCTATCTTTCTGATTTAGCGCAATCTTCCCATCAGCAGCTTTTAGAAACTCATAGAATTTTACATTCTCTTCTTTCTTCTTAAAACTTTTGAGGATAGTTTCTGGTTTAGAATGCGATGGTTTATAACCAGACATCTGATACGCCATATCAGGTATCTTATCTTCTGGTGTACCCACTTTCTCTAGCTCAAAATACGCTCTAATATATTCTCCCATCTTACCTCCGACAGGTTCTATATCAGCCATGATAAACTCATCTGGCTCTAGAGTGTATTTATGAATAAGAGTACCAAGCTGCATAGCGCCGCTTTTTGTTTGCATTTCTTGCTGTTTTCGCATTACAAATTGTCTTGGAGATAGTTTTAAGTATCCCAAGTCACTATTTGAAATATCTGCTTTAGCGTAGTAATCTTGACTCGACATTTTCTTTATCTAGTGTTTTAGTTAATAATTCCATGTATTCTGTGTACAGCTCCTGCCGTACTTTATGTGCATGAATTCTTGCATTAGCAATTCTACGAGAACCATCATCTAGTATATGTTCATTAATATACAGTTCTGGATCTTCTATTGCTTGCTCAAGATAATAACGCACAACGTTATCTCGCCCTGAGTCTATAGCAGACATCAGTAGACGTATATCCATAAAGAATCTAAGATTGTTAAAGCACTTTTCTTTGAATGCTTCTGGATATGTAATTTTAGGTTTAGACATTTTTAAGATTTTAAAACATTAATATAAACTCCTGGGTTATCTTTATTGTATTCAAACTCTAAGAATATAGGAATCATTTCTTCCGCATTATCATCAGTTATCCACCCGTATTTTACCATCTGATCTTGTACAGTTTGTGCAGGATTTATGTAGTCAAACTTATGTCTACTCTTGCGTACAAACTTAAACGTGATTCGATATGGCGCTTTGTTCTGTGAATCTTTTCCTTTTAATAATTTTTTGAATTCTTTCTTATACTCTATCCAATACTTCTTACTGTTTTTGTAGTATCGTTGAGTTTGTTTAGAAACTATAAAGTATCTGCCCGTCCATCTTCTCCCATTCTTACTTGAGGGTACGTTCCCTGGTATAAATATTCCTCTTGGCATGTGTATTCTATTAATTCTGCAGCAGCTCTCAAACCTTTGTTAGATATAAAGTCTGATAAGTCTTTTGCTTTGTAGTCAAAGGTATTAAATTTTCCGTTGGTAAAAAATAACGGTGTAAATCCATACAGTTTCCTATGTTTATTAGCAAAAGATACGCCAGTCCTGTCAAAGTCATAAAGTATGTATATTCGTGCAAATCTGTCATATAAATTCTTGACAATATCTGCAGGAATGACACAACTCTCCGATGAAGGAGCTACAGCAGGTATATCCCATATACTCAAACACATAACATCTTTCAATGATTTAGTAATTACTAGTGTATCACCACGATCAGGTAGTTGGCTCAAACCTTGAAGGTCAGATGCACTAGTATTACTAAGCCATTTGTATTTGCTATGCGGTTGGTATATTTTCATTTTTCCTTGCCCAAAATCATACGTATATATAGGATTGTAGCGATTAGCGCTAACAACGAGCCTATCATTAACCCACACGTGTTCTGCGGGTCTAACGTGAAATCGATTAAGGATGTTACAACATATTCCATATTTAGACCAAAATTGTTTGTCCTCTTTATTATTCCAAGGACGTGATTTAATTTGTATTGTAGTAGAAGATGGTTCTACATGTTTATATTCTTTCAAATGCTCGCCTACATATTGCTTAGTAGGAGTGCTAAAAGATCTTGTAGATATACCCAACTGAAAGTCGTTATCTACAAGACGGTATGTATCAAACCTTTTAAGTGCATACATTTTTGTTAGAAATGTAAAGCAATCACCTGAATCACCAGTGCTAAAGTCTTTGAAAAAGTATTTACCACTGTTGTGCTTAAAGATAGTAAAAGAAGGTGATTTATCCTTACGAAGAGGAGAGCATATAGCTCTCCCCAACCTAAAGTCTTTACCTATATAGTATGCAAAGATGTCTATGCAGCTTATTCTGCTTAGAATTTCATCATCGCTTAGTTCTACTACTTTACTACCATACATTAGAATGGCATCTCAGCGCCACCTGTGGCCATTACTGTTTCTGGTGTAACTGGTGCTGCATCTGGCTCAGGCTTAACAAGTTTCTTCTTGTTGTAGTCTGAGATATAGATGTTAGTCTTATCTGCAGGTACATCCATAGACTCGATAAAGTTAGGATACTTTGGCAAAGATGCATACTTACCTTTGTAAATAAATAGCATTCTAAACTTCTTACCTAGAAACTTCTGACCCATAAGAGCTACCACTTTATTTGCATACTCTGCAAATGAACTAGCACTCTCAATAACAAACTCAGACTCAGGCATAAACTTAGTAGCAATATGCTTTACACGGCGTGATACATCTGTAGCTTGCTTCTCTACATCACCATAGTCTGGATTAGCAGGAAACTCTGCATGCTTAACTGTTGCACCATTTTCTTGTTTGAACTCGAAGTCAAGTCTACCACCTTTATCCATATTAAGTGATACACTTACAAGTTCACAATTCTCTTGAATACCTACCGATGGTACTGCACCACCTGTACTGTTACTTTCTACGTTACTTCCGTACATTTTTCTCTCTTTTAAAATTAATTATTATACTCTTCGATAGCCTTTGCTACCAACGCCAAGTCGTTTGGTATTTTAACAGATCCAAACATGTCCTTTGGAGTTTTACCTGTATTAGTACCGTCATTCTGTGTAATAAACGAATACTGCATACCTGTCTCACTCTTTGTGACATCTGTGTACAATACAATAGTAAACATGCCCTCGAGAGTTACAACGTTGTCCATCATTTTACCGATAGTTTTAGCTTTTGTAACTTTGTTACCGTGTGCGTCAAATGTAACTTCTGAGTGCATCATAAATACTACAAGCAAATCATCACGCATAGCTTTAACTGCATTGATTATCGACCAAGCATTCTGAGCAATCTCAGTAAACTTTTTGAAACCAGTCTCGTTAGCTCTACGCATGTACTCGTTTGCCATTGTGTATTGATAGTCATCGATAACAATCGTCTTAATTTCAGGACGTTTATCATTGATGTAATTCAAACAGCCAAGTATCTCACTAGGTGTATCTGTAGAACAGAATCTACCTTGTGGATTCTCTTTGTTGAATGTAGGATATTTAGTCTTCCATCCTTTGAATGGCAACGCCTTGCGCGCCACGTTAACAATAAATGTAGACTCAGGGTTTAAGTTTTCTATTGAAGTGGATTTCCCTGTACCACTTGCGCCAACTATTAATAATTCTTGTGCCATTAGTTTTGATTTTCTTTAATTGCTTCTTCTACTTCTGCTTTTAATGCTTCTATTAATTCAAGTATGGTTGTAACTTGTTTTTCTTTAGGAACATGTGCGTTCCATGTAGCAATAAGATACTCTTGATGCTCTTCGCTACGAATTGATTCGGGTTGAGGTTTAGGCTCAAATCCCCACATAATTGTTTTGTCTTCCATGATTAAAATAAATTGATTTCGGTTTTTACTTTTTCTTGTTCTGCATGCCTTGCCGCCCATTTGGTGCCTCTAAACTCTGGATGATTCTCTTGTAGTTTACGGCGACAACGTCCTATGCCCTCGAAAGATGGGTATGTTTTGTTGTGTAAACCTTTTAGAAAATCTTTAGTGCTTAGAGTATTAATATCAACACCATATTCTAGCAATACAAATGCGTAGAGAACGTAATCGCTATTTCTAGCGGTAAACTTGTTAAGTAGTATCTTTGATACTATCTTCTCGTACTTCTTCACTTTCATTGCTCGAATAACTTGGTGGTTTAGCATCTAATATTTGATTATGTGCCAAGTCATTCTCCATAAGAGCAATGCATGGCTCACCTTCGCGTACCTTTAGATAGTGCCAAAATATAGCATTATCTGTAGGCCAACGCTTTGGTCCGTATGCCCTAATACCAAGCATCTCTGGTCTGTGTGTTACCACAACAATGTCAGAATACATGTAACATGCATCTGCACCGAAGATGTCTTGCTTTTTAGGGTAATGTAAATCAGGGTTTTGTATACGCTCTGACGCTTCTATGTTACGATTCATCTGTGATATTAGAATAAATGCAACTCTAATAACTTTCTTAAGGCCATTGAACATAGCCATCAAATCGTACAACAGATCTCTGTCTTGCGCACCACCTGCCTTCTTTACAAGTAGAGTATGATCTAGCATAATTATAACAGGTTTGTCTTTTTCTTTTGCAAAAGCTAGTATTGTAGCTTCTAGAGATTTGACACTACCTGGTATATCTACATAGTTTATATCATACTTATTTAACTTACGAGCTTCCTGTACTGCATTCATATAGTAATTGTCATTAAGACTAAATGTCTCTGACGCACTATACAGCTGCTGTGTAGTAATATTCATCTTATTACTAAGTTTACGGCCGATAAGCCGTGAGGATAACATCTCGAAGTTAAATGATAGTATTGCAAAATCTTCATCCTGATTCAGGTCTTTTAGTCCTGTCTCAAGCTGACCGAGTATTGCAGTTTTACCGCTACCAGACATACCAGCAATAGTTGTGATAGTCTGCCATTCTATACCGCCCA